GGATTTTATGATAATGATCCTGAATTTAAAACAGATGCCAATAAGGTTTCTAACTTCTGTGCTTTACACTTAGGATATCCTATTGAAAATATAGAATTACAAGAAATAAATTTCTTTGCTGCATTTGAAGAAGCAGTAACAGTATATGGAAATGAATTATATGCTTTCCAATTAAGAGATAATTACTTATCTTTAGAAGGAGCATCCGATAGAATTGATGTAAATAATTCTATATTTACTCCTACAATGGCTACTATTGTTAGATTATCTCAACAATATGGTGAAGAAGCAGGAGCTGGTGGTAATGTAACTTGGTTTAAAGGCCAACTAGCATTAACCCCAGGTGTTCAAACTTATGATTTATCTAAATGGGCAGATGATTTAGGTATTGTTGGTGGAATAGAAGTAAAAAATGTATGGTATCAACCACCACCCGCAATTAACCAATTATACGCACCAACCTTAATGACAGGTCAAGGTGGTTTAGGTGGTGTTCCTCCTCTTGGATTTTATGGATTTGGATATGGATATGCAAACTATTTAATGATGCCTACAAGTTTTACTATGCAAAACTTGCAAGCTATTGAAATGCAAAACACAGTAACATTATCTAATTATACATTTAATATAGTTAATAATTTCATTTCAGTATTCCCCGTCCCTGGTACAGGAATGGGAGGTGATGATTTTGATGGAGGTGATGATTTAGGATATGGTGAATTTTTAGTGTTTGATTTTATTAAAATTCAAGATAGAATTGATGCTGCTTTTGCTGATGGTACTAATAAAATTAGTAATACTTCAAACGCTCCTTATTTAAATCCAACATATTCTAAAATTAATTCAATAGGAAGAAGTTGGATATTTGAATACACTTTAGCTAAAGCTAAAGAAATGTTAGGTTTAACTCGCAATAAATATTCTCAAATTCCTATCCCTGGAGCAGAAGTAACATTAAATGGTGATTCTTTAGCTACACAAGGTATTGCTGAACAAGAAGCATTAATTACAAGATTAAGAGATTATTTTGATCAAACATCACGTCAAGCTTTACTTGAAAGAAGAGCAGCAGAATCATTAGCAAGAGTACAAGAAATTAATCAAGTACCAATGACAATATTTATAGCATAATATGGCACTATACGGACAAATGCGAGATATTTCTATGTTTCGATTCATTAATCGTGAATTGATGCATGATATTATTTCACAACAAGTAGTATTTTATAAGTATAATGTTGTTACAACAAAAGTAAACATGTATGGTGAATCTGTTGAAGGTAGAAATTTTGCAGATCCTGTTATTTTATTCGCCCTAATCCAAACAACAAATTTTGACTACCCAGTAAGTGATTTTGGTGCTGATTTTAAATGGGAAGTAACATATAGATTTTTAAGAGATGATTTAGTAGAAGCTAATGTTTATCCCGAATTAGGAGATGTTATTATGTATCAAAACGGATATTGGGAAATTGATAATGTAAATACAACTCAATTTTTCGTAGGTAAAGATCCTGAATACCCTTACTTAGATGCTGCTGGAAATAACCCATATGAAGAAGATTTAGGAGAATTTGGATATAATGTTTCAGTAATTTGTACATGTCACTATGTTCCTTCAGATAGAATTAATATAGAATTATCTAGACTATAATGAGTAACGGAAGATTAAATAAACCAACACCAAAAACCCAGCGTGAGATCAGCGTTGAACAACATAAATCAACGTATGTACCCGCGGGTAATCCAAATTTCGCCGACCCTAATGTCCCCGGAATTAACCGTGCTCTACAAACGTCATTTCGCGATGATAACGTAAAACCATTTAGCATTGGTATTAAAGATATCGATGAAGCTGTGTATTACTATTTTGAAAATGTAATTCAACCATCAGTCGTACAAAATGGTGGTCGTTTACCTGTTCCTATAATTTATGGATCTCCTGAAAAATGGAAATCATTTCAAAAAGATGGATATTATAGAGATCAAAAAGGTAAAATTATGGCTCCTTTAATTATGTTTAAACGTGAGTCAATGGAAAAAGTTAGGTCTATTGGTAATAAATTAGATGCCAATAACCCTCACAACTACAGTATCTCACAGAAAAAATATGATTCTAGAAATTCATATGATAATTTTAAAGTGTTAACAAACAGAATTCCTGAAAGACAATTCTATGCTACAGTAATTCCTGATTATGTTACTATAACGTATAGTTGCGCGGTATTTACATACTATGTTGAGCAACTTAACAAAATTGTTGAAGCAATAAATTATGCTTCCGATTCATACTGGGGTGACCCTCAAAGATTTAAATTTAATACAATGATTGACTCATTTGGGTTTCAAACTGAATTAACTCAAGATGATGAAAGAATTGTTAGAAGTACTTTTAATATTAGACTAAATGGATATATTGTTCCCGAAATTTTACAAAAAGATATTAACTCTCTTAAAAAATACACAGATACTACAAAAGTTATATTTTCAATCGAAGCTTCTTCAGTGGATGCCTTATATAATGGCCAAGATAATGGTAATGGATCAGTTACAACTCCAGAAACAATAAAATCTCTGGAAATAAAGAAAAAAGTTAACGCAATATGATTCTTTTCCAATATTTATATAAGATAAATCCTGAAGAATGGCTCAAGTAAGATTTTTAGATCAAGTTCCAGTTGGCGTATATAATGTAGATCCTAACAGTGGTGGAGGAACTATTGATATATATCAAGATGGTACATTAGTTAGTTCTAGTGTTCCATTTTTAAACTTTTCAGGTTCACAGATTGAACTATCTTCTTTTAACACAACAGGTGTTACAGTATACATTTCAGGTTCAGGAACAGGATTTCCATTTTCGGGATCAGCTGTAATTACAGGATCCTTATTAATTTCAGGTTCAAATCCATTCGTAGCAATAGGATTACCTGTCCAAGATATAAATTATGTAGTAACTTATAACCCAACTACAGGCGTTATAGGTTATGTTAATACAACAGCCGGTACAAGTGGTATAGCAGGCTCTTCAGGCACTGCTGGACAATCAGGCACAAGCGGCACTTCAGGTACAAGCGGTACAACAGGTACATCAGGAAATAGTCAAACATCTGGAAATTCAGGTACTTCAGGAACTAATGGTAGTTCAGGTAATGCTGGTACTTCAGGTATTAGCGAAACAAGCGGTACTTCAGGTATAAGTGGTACTTCCGGTACAACAGGTACTTCAGGTACTGCGGGTGAATCTAAAGATAGTGGCACAAGCGGTACATCCGGTACTTCAGGAACTAATGGTAGTTCAGGTACAAGTAATACTTCAGGAGATTCAGGAAGTTCAGGAACTAGTGGTACAAGCGGTACTTCAGGTACATCAGGAACTAATGGTTCAGCAGGTACAGCTGGTAATGCTGGTGCTTCACAAACAAGTGGAACGAGTGGTACAAGTGGTTCTACAGGAACCTCAGGTGCTTCAGGAAATTCTAATACCTCAGGTACTGCAGGTACTTCAGGTACTTCAGGTATAAGTGGTACTTCAGGAAGTTCTCAAACATCAGGTACAAGCGGTATAAGCGGTACTTCAGGTACAACAGGTACAGCAGGTAATGCAGGTAACTCAGGCATTAGTGCAACAAGTGGTACAAGTGGTACTAATGGTTCTTCAGGAACATCAGGTGCTGAAGGTGCTTCAGGTGCTAGTGCAACAAGTGGTACAAGCGGTACTAATGGTTCTTCAGGAACATCAGGTATTGCAGGAACTTCAGGTTTATCTCAAACAAGTGGTACATCAGGTACAGCAGGTTCTTCAGGTATTTCAGGTACTTCAGGAGCAAGTGCAACAAGTGGTACAAGCGGAACTAATGGTTCAGCTGGTACTTCGGGTGCTGCTGGTACTTCCGGAGCAAGTTTAACAAGTGGAACAAGTGGTACTAGTGGTACAAATGGTTCAACAGGTACAGCAGGCGCTAGTGGAATTAGTGCAACTTCAGGTACTTCAGGTACAGCAGGTTCGTCTGGAACAAATGGTGCTAATGGTACTAGTGGTGCTAGTGCTACATCCGGCACATCAGGAACAAATGGTTCTTCAGGTACTTCAGGAGCAGCTGGTACTTCAGGAAATTCAAATATAAGCGGAACAAGCGGCACATCAGGTTCAAATGGAACTTCAGGTGTTGCTGGTAATTCAGGGCAATCACAAACAAGTGGTACAAGCGGTACCAATGGTTCTAATGGTACAAATGGAAACGCAGGCGCTAGTGGAATTAGTGCAACTTCAGGTACTTCAGGTACAGCAGGTACAACAGGTACTGCTGGAAATGCTGGTCAATCTCAAACAAGTGGTACAAGTGGAACTTCAGGTTCAAATGGTACATCAGGAGCAGCTGGAAATGCTGGTCAATCTCAAACAAGTGGTACTTCAGGTACAAGCGGTACAAATGGTACAGCAGGTATAACTGGTGCAGCTGGCGCTTCAGGATTAAGTCAATCTTCAGGTACTAGCGGTACATCAGGAACAAATGGTACTACAGGAACAGCAGGTATTTCAGGTACTTCTCAATCTTCAGGAACTAGCGGTACATCAGGTACTACTGGTACAACAGGAGTAGCAGGCGCTTCAGGTGCTTCTCAATCTTCTGGTACTAGCGGTACATCAGGTACTACTGGTAGTAATGGTACTACAGGTGCTTCAGGTGCTTCTGGTTCTGCAGGTACTTCAGGTACCTCAGGCACAAGTGGTACTAATGGTTCATCAGGAACATCAGGTGCTGTAGGTACCTCAGGAAATAGTCAAACAAGTGGCACATCAGGTACTAGTGGAACAAATGGTTCAAATGGTACTGCAGGTGCTGCAGGAAATAGTGGTGTTAGTGCAACATCAGGAACTAGCGGTACGGCAGGTACAACAGGTACTGCAGGAGCAGCTGGTAATTCAGGCACAAGCGGTACTAGCGGTACAAATGGTACAGCTGGTACTTCAGGTAATAGTCAAACATCATCTACTTCAGGTACTTCAGGTACTAGTGGTTCAACTGGTACTGCAGGTGCTGCGGGTGCTTCCGGTTTATCACAAACCTCAGGCACTTCAGGTACATCAGGAACTAATGGTTCAAATGGTACTGCAGGTGCAGCAGGCGCTTCAGGTTTAAGTGCTTCAAGTGGTACTTCAGGAACAAATGGAACTACAGGTACAGCAGGTGTTGCTGGTGCTTCAGGTTTAAGTGCTTCAAGTGGTACTTCAGGTACTTCAGGTTCTACAGGTACAGCAGGAACAACAGGTGCTTCAGGTGCTAGTGCAACAAGTGGAACTTCAGGAACCAGTGGTACAAATGGTTCAGTTGGTACAGCAGGTAATGCTGGTAATGCGGGTGCTAGTGCAACCTCAGGTACTTCAGGAACAAGTGGTACAACAGGTACTTCAGGATTAAGTTCAACATCAGGTACATCAGGAACTAGTGGAACATCAGGTTCAACTGGTACTGCAGGTACAGCAGGTGCTGCAGGTTTATCTAGAACATCAGGTACATCTGGTACTAGCGGTACAGCTGGTACATCTGGGGATGCAGATTTTAGTACCTCAGGACAATCAAGAACATCAGGAACTAGCGGTACTAGTGGTACAGCTGGTACTAGTGGAAATAGTCAAACATCAGGAACAAGCGGTACAAGTGGTACAACAGGTAGTACAGGTACAGCTGGACAATCAGGTATAAGCTCAACTAGCGGTACTTCAGGTACTAATGGCTCTGCAGGTACATCAGGTATTGCCGGAACTTCAGGAAATTCTACAGTAAGTGGCACTTCAGGAACATCAGGTTCATCAGGTACTTCAGGATTAAATGGATTTAATGGTGCAAGTGGATTAAGTGGTTCTTCAGGTTCAGCTGGTACAAGTGGTACAGCAGGTACTTCAGGAACAAATGGTACTTCAGGCACATCCGGTAACGCAGGTGCTTCAGGTGCTAGTGCAACAAGCGGTACTTCAGGAACTGCAGGTTCAAATGGTACTACAGGAGCTGCCGGTACTTCAGGAAATTCTCAAACCTCAGGTACTTCAGGAACTAATGGTTCTTCAGGAACCTCAGGTGCTGTAGGTACCTCAGGAAATAGTCAAACAAGCGGTACTTCAGGTACAAGTGGTACTAACGGTTCTACAGGTACCGCAGGTAACGCAGGTAATTCAGGTGCTAGTTCAACAAGTGGAACTAGTGGAACTAGTGGTACAACAGGTACAAGTGGTTTAAGCCAAACTTCTGGTACTTCAGGTACAAGCGGAACAAATGGTTCTGCAGGTACATCAGGTAATGCAGGTACTGCGGGACAATCAAGAACAAGCGGTACAAGCGGTACTTCAGGTACAGCAGGTACTTCAGGAGACTCAGATTTCAGCACTTCAGGACAATCAAGAACAAGCGGTACAAGCGGTACCTCAGGTACAGCAGGTACTTCAGGAAACGCGGGTGCTTCTCAAACCTCAGGTACTTCAGGTACAAGCGGAACAAATGGTTCAGCAGGTACAGCTGGTACAGCAGGTGCTTCAGGTTTATCTCAAACCTCAGGTACTTCAGGTACTAGTGGTACTAATGGTTCTAATGGTACTAGTGGAAACGCAGGTACTTCAGGAAATAGTCAAACATCCGGAACTAGCGGTACATCAGGAACAAATGGTTCTACAGGTACTGCTGGTAACGCAGGAAATAGTGGCACTTCTTCAACAAGTGGTACATCAGGAACTAGCGGTACAACAGGTACTTCTGGTTTAAGTCAAACTTCAGGTACTAGTGGCACTTCAGGTACTAATGGTTCTACAGGTACAGCCGGAGCCGCAGGTGCTTCAGGATTAAGCAGAACATCAGGTACTTCAGGTACTTCAGGTACAGCAGGTACTTCAGGGGATGCAGATTTTAGTACTTCTGGACAATCAAGAACATCAGGAACAAGTGGTACATCAGGTACCTCAGGAACAAATGGTACCTCAGGTACAGCAGGTATTGCAGGAAACTCTAGTACTTCTCAAACATCAGGTACTTCAGGTACAAGCGGAACAAATGGTTCAGCAGGTACAGCTGGTAATGCT